CTATAGCTAAAAATTGACGTAATAAATCTATTTGCCTTTGTGTTGCATCTGCATTTCTTTTTTTAGCTTCTGTGTTTGCATCAAGAGCTGCATTTTCATAAACAAGCATATCTCTACTATCTTTAATAGCTTTAGATCTTCTTGCTATTGCTTTTTCTAAATTAGATTCTGCTAAATTAAGTGCATCTCTAGCTAAAACTAAACGATCTGAATCATTAGCTAATTCAAACTCTGCCTCTGCTAGTTCTGCTTGTGCTAAAGCTAATTCTGCTTTAACATCTTTACCATCACGTTCAGCTCTTGTTAATATTCCAATTTGTGTTGTCAATTCATTTTTTCTAATAGCAGCTTCTGCATCAGCTATATTTTCTGCAATTTGTAATTCTTGTAAATCTTTTGCTGCACTATTTCTATTTTTTGTTGCAGCTGCTACATCATCATTAGCACTTGTAACAAGTTCCATAATCTTTTTTCTATCCATCTCTAATTGCATATTTGTTAGTAATAATGCGTTCTGTTCTCCAAATATTGGATTTAAAAATCTATCTACAGTATCTGCAACTTTTTTGTATTGAACTTGTTGCTTTAATGAACTTTGTCGGCTTTTTTCTTGTTGTTTATTAAGTAAACCTTGATTAATAGATGCTTGAATTAGAGTTTCTGCAGTTAAATCTACTCTATCACTAAACGATCTATATTCATTTGCTAAGTCTTTTATTGTTTTGCCCATTGCTTGTGCTTTATATTTTTCAAAAAATGTCATTTGTTTTAGTCGTTCATTAGCTAAAACTAAATCTCCAATAGATTGAGCCATTTTGCCAAATCCCTCTATAAGAATAGGTGCTATATCAAAAGCAAGTTCTCTAAATATAGGAAGTAACTCAGCAGCAACAGGTATTAATTCCTGTCCAATCTCTTCTCTAAATTGCCTTAATTCTGCATTTAAAGCTCTTGATTGGTTTGCAAAAGATCCTGCTGTTCTTTCTAAATCTCCAATTTGTACTCCGGCTTTTTCTTGTATAAGAGTAAGTGTTGCATAAGCCTTATCTTGCCTCGTAAGCTCATCTGTAGATAATTTTTGCGTTTTTAAAAGAGCAACAGATTGTACTTCTGCTTCTGTTATTGCAATACCATAAGTTTTTAGAGCTTCTCTTTCTCCAACCAATGCTGATCTAAATGCTTGTAATACAGGCTCTGCACCTGCTGAAATGTTTGAGAAAGATGCTACATCTGCTGCTATTTTTGTTAGTTCTATAGTTAAATCTGCTGAAGCTTCTTGTGTAAAACCTATACCCTGTGCAACTGCTCCTAATGTTGCTTGTAATTGTTGAGCTTCTCCAACAGTAAGACCTGCCATATTTGCAAAATCTTCTAAAAATGCTGTAGCTCTATTTGCAGCTGTTCCAAAAGTTGTTTCAAAAGCTGCTGCTGCTTCCTCTGCATTTACTGCAGCATCAAGAGCTGATTTAGAAAAATCAATTAAAGATTTTGTTGCAAATAATGCTCCACCGGTAATAGCAACTTTTGATAAACCAGACATACCTTTAGCAAACTTAGCATTGGATTTTCCTGATCTTGTAACAGAATTATCCATTTCTTTTGTAGCTTTAGATACTTTATCTAAGCCTCTTGATGTTTTATCAGCTCCTGTGAGCTTCAGTAACATCTCTAACGTGGCTCTTGCCATTCTTTATCTCCTCAGTTTAGATTTAGCGTTTGCTTCTGTAATAGCTTTCTGTTCTTTTTTTACGTTATCTATATAGTATAACTTCCAAGACTCAAATTCCTGAACTGACAACGATTTTCTTAATTGATCAACTGTCATTCCAAGATCTTTAGCTAATCTAAACTCAAAAGCCAACTCTTCATTGTTCTGGAAATTGATCGGCTATATTAGCCTGATCCTCCTTAGTCCATGCCATACAACGATAGATACCAATTAAAATCTTATCTACTATTGCAGGAGTTGCTTTAGAGTAAAACTCTTCTACGTCTTTAAGAGAATCAAATTCTGGATCTTTAAGTCCTTTTAAAAGTAAATACTTTTCAAATAAAACTTCATTTCTAATTCCATCTTCATTTTCAGAAAGTTCATTAATTTCTACAGTATCAGCTTTTGTAAGCCCTGTAACAATTACAGTTGCTTTCCATTGCTCTATTTCTATTTCTTTTTCTGGAAGATTAGGTATATTAGAAATATCATCTAATTTTAATCTCTTCATATAGATCTCCTTTTTTTTAAGTTAATCTATATATTAAGCAGTTCCCTCAGTAACATCTCCGGTTATTTGAAAAGAAGCTGAAAAACTTACAGCTCCTCCAATATCTGGAGTCCTGTCATAAGAGGTTAGAATTACTTTACCACTCGCTTTTGGATATCCAGAGGTAGTTCCTATTGGATAGAATTCAAAATCTACTTCTGATCCAAGAACACCTGTGAAATAACCATTAACTGTTGAATCAAACGATCCGGTAAGTGTTATTGTTCCATCTTTTAGCCCAGAAACAAAAGCCTTTGAGCTATTAGAAAAAGCACTTACCTCAGCAACATCTGAAGTTCTTGAAACAGCTACATCTGTAAGAACATTTGAAATGTCTCTTATAGTGCCGCCTGAATCATCAAACTTAAATACTGCGTTCTTTCCATGTGTGAATGTTGGCATTATTCTCCTTTATCTTTATCCCTGAGCAAAACTTACAGCAACAGTAAAACTAGGAGATCCTCCTCCAATTGTTAATACTGCTCTAGCATATCTTGCCGGATTACTTGCACTTGTTTTGAGTTCAGATCCTACAGCTGTTTTCTGAGTAAACGTAATATAATCAGAAAAAGACGCATCATCTGCACTCGTTTGTATTTTGGCATCTAATGTTGGAGAAGATCCACTAGCCGCTAACACGTGTAATGTTGCTCCTCCTCCATTTGTACCTGCTGCTCCAAAATCAACTGATGTTTCAGTTGATGTAGTAGTAAAAGCTGCCGGAGCAACCATACTTTTACCATTAAAACTATCTCCATCAAATTGAAAAGCAACAGCTACTGATACTATGCCTCCAATATCTGCGGATCTATCATAGGATGTTTCAACTACTGATCCTAAAGATGTTGGATTACCTCTTGTATATCCAATAGGTGCTATTGAGAAAGCTACACCAGATCCACCTAGTTGAGCTAGGTATTCTGCATCTGAATCAGGATCTGATGTTTCAAAATATCCTGATGCTGTAGCAGTTCCATCTTTTAAACCTGCAACAAATGTTTTACTACTTACTGAAAAAGTAGAAGTTTCTGCAACATCAGATGTTAAAGATAAGCTCATATCAGTTAAAGTTGAACTTAAATTAGTATTATCTAAAATTGCTACTGCATCTTTTCCATGTGTAAATGTTGGCATTTATTCCTCTTCCCACGCTTCATTTTCAGGCGTATTTGGATCATCAGCTATAAAATGACCTTTTTCATTTCTAGCTCTTACTTTTGGTTTAGAATCTTCTTCTTCCATCTTCTTAGTATATTTTACAGCTGCACCATTCTTTATCAAACTTCTACCGATCTTATCAGGTAGATCAGCAATTACACCGGCCTCTACCCTCTTTTCTTCTTTACCATCTGGATAATCGCTACCCATTAAAATTTTTACTTTCATGCTATAACCTCAATATTAAATGTTACACCCAGATATGATGTTCCCTGAGTTACCTCATATTCGCCATAATCTGTTGCTGATACCACTCTAGCAGACATTGCAGCACCTCCCAATGTTGCATCTCCCTCTATAGCTGCTTTTATACTTGTTGCTCCTGATGAAGCTAAATAAGCATCTACATCATCTTGTGAAGTTTGAGCATCAATATTTGCAATATATAAAATTACAGGAATCTCATAAGTATCTGATCCTCTTCCCATTGTTGTATCATAATTTAAAGTATTTAATGGTGCTACTAATGCAATAGGAGGCTCTATAAAATCTGGAACATAATCATAAGCTGATAATCCAGATATAGTTTCTAATCTTGTTTTTAAACCATCTCTAATTGATGAGAAAGTTGCCATTATTTAACACTCCTAGCTATATCTCTTGCTATAGATTTTAACATATCTTCCCCACCGGCTTTTATTTCATCTTTCTTTTCAAATACAACACCACCAATAAATGGTTTCATTTTTAAACCTCTTTTTGATATTGCTCTAGCCACTAAGAAAGCATTTAACTTAGGATTACCTCTATTAGCCCATTTATAAAGACTTGATCCCTGTTTGTATGGAGGAAAGAATGGTCTTGTTTTCTTTATAGGAGAAAACCCTCTATAGATCGGCTTACCATGTATATAAGGTGCTTGTTTTGTATTTGCAGCTAATTTAAAGCCCTCTGACATTCTAAGCCTATTTGTATTACCTAATTTAGCTGTAAATATAGATCTTCTAGTAGCACCTGTGCTTTTATTACCTCTACCTCTTCCAGATGTTGGAGATGGCTTAGAAGCTATTGCATTTTCTGCATCTCTTTTTAATTCTAATGCTAATTTATTAAAAAAATCGTTTGATCGTTTATTCCAAATAGTTTGTGAATTAATGGATCTACTAAGATCTAAAGCTCCATTTAGAGTTAATTTCATAACCCATAGACTCTATTTGTATTAATTGCGGTTAAACCAACGTATGGTCTCCCACTAGCAAGAATAACTGTATTCTTTTTAAATGCTTTACAAAGATTTTTTACATCTGGATCTAACTCACTTAAAAAGATTACAGGTGCTTGACCTGTTTCAGGATTGCCACTAAATCCCATTGGGCTATTTTTTCTTTGCCAAAATCTAGCTGATTGAATTAATGCAGCTTGAAATATAGCATCTGGTACTGCAGAGAAACCAAATTTTGCTGTAACTGATAATCCCTGCCTATGGCTTGTTGGTAATACTTTACCTGAATTCTCAATTGCCATAACAATCTTAGTAAATGGCATTGGAGGATCTCCTGCATCAGCATTGTAAGGTGCAAGAAAAAAATCAGTATTTATAGTCAATGTTTCATTTACTGATCCATCAGAATTTAATGTTTTTACAATTAATCCTGTAGTTGTTGATATATCATCAACTTCTGCAAAATCCATAAACTCGCAATCATATTTACGTGTTTGTACTGCATCATCTTGATCAAATTGCCTACCACAAAAAGCAGCTATCGCAGATGATGCTGCTTTTATTGCTATACCTATATTGGTATCTTGTCCAGAGCCACTAAGCCCTAAATATGTTTTAAGGTTTGCAGCAGTAACGTATTCCTGAGCCATTAGCTAGAATTACTTACTTTTATTTTCTTTTGGTTTAACAGCTTTTGTTTTAGGTGCAGCTGCTTTTTTAGCAGCAATCTTAACATCAGGCACTGGATCGCCAACACTTGCTATTAATGTACCAGATAGAAATGGGCAATCTTTACCTTTTGCAAATTTGCCTGTTTCTTTATCTTGCCAAACCATATCTTTTTCTTTTTCAATAAATTTCATATTTCCATTTTCCAAATGATCCCAAGCAGAAGCAACAACCTGCGTACTCATTACGTATGTATGTCGCTCCTGCTTAGTCATTTTATTATTCTATATCGTTAATTCTTGTGAATGCTTGTGGTTTATAAACCGCAAGAGCATATCTCAAAGAGGCTTTAATAGTAAGGATGTCCTTACCAAAATCGCCATCAGCAGCAGAATCAGAGATTTGAATCTCCATTCCTCGCCTAAAGACATGGTTTGCAGCTAATGAGCCACCAAATTTTCCAACTACAGCATCGATTGTAGTAGAAACAGCACCACCAATTTGTGAAGATTTAACAACAGGTAATCCCCAAATAGTTGGGCTTCCTGCAAATGCAGATTGTCCAAGCATAAAGTTATTGTTGCCATCTACTTGACCTACTAATGCGTTATAAGCCGCAGGGCTCATAAGTACAGCATCAGGAGACATGTAAGCATTAACTTCAATATCTTTAATACCATTTAGGATTGTTCTTAACTTACCTCCTGCAGTTGCCGGAAAAGCTCCTGCTGTGTAAGTTATTGTGTTGATTCCTGTTTGTTGTGTTAGACCTTTAATATCAGGTGCAACACCTCCACCAATTAGGAATTCTTTTTCAAGTCTTTGCATAACGTGATTAGCAAGCCTGCCATCAAAGTAAGCTCTTGCTCCTGCTTGATCTTCCATTAACTCTGCTGTAATAGGCAAAGTTGTGATGAATTTTCTAACAGGTGCTGTTACAGCTGTATAGCTGAAAGCATCCTCTGGTGCAGCTGCTGCTTCTGCTGTTTCAGCAGCATTGTTAGTGCTAGATTCTTGTAAGAAATAATAAGTTGTTTGATCTGTATTGATTGAATCAACTAAATCTAATGCCGGATTAGGATTTGGCTCTAATGCAGGAATAACCTGTTGATAGATCGTATCTCTAGTCCAAACAGAAGTTGTAACAGTTGTTTTAGACTCAAAAGGAACATTCTTTATTCCATGATCAACAAATGATTTATAAGCATTTGATTCAAGAAACTGTTGTCCAAGTGATTTTGTTTCTTCTACTTCTGGCTCTCCATATACAGGTGTTCCAGAAACTTTCTTAGAAGATTCAATTTCCTCTTTATTAGAACTTTTTACAGATTCTAATTCTGTTAGCTCGGCAATACTATCGCCAAGATCAGCTAGTTCCTGATTTCTTCGCTTAATTTCCTCTTTTTGATCAGAGTCTAATTCAGACATATCTTTTACAGAATCAAATATTGCTGCTAATTCTTCTGATTTAGCATTTTTCTCATTTCTGAGTTCTTTTAATGTTGCCATTAATTTCTCCTTATTGATTCTTCATGAAGTTCTTTTGAACTTCTATAAAAAGCTCATTATCTTTAACAGGATCGTAACCATAACCTACAAGAACATCATCTAATCTATTATGAATAGTTGTTATTGCTTGTAGATATTTGCTTACCATCTCTGTAGATTTTGAGCTAAGTGTCTTTTTTTCAGAATTTCTTAGAAGAGCAAGATCTTCTATTCTTTCTGTAAATGCTTTAATCTCCTCCAGAGAAGATAAAGCCTGTTCTCCAAGTCTCTTGCCCTGTTGGGAAGATTCATTGATACCTGTATCAACTTTTTCACTTGAAACCTCTAAATCTTTTTCTTTTACGCAATCTCCATCTTTACCATAATTGCATTTTTTATATTTTTCATCATCAGTTATTTCTTCATCATCTTTTGTTTCTTCTTCTTCAAAACTTTCTAAACCAGATTTAAGAGCTTGTACAAAACTATTTTGCTGTGCTCCTACAAGTACAGGAGAAACTTCCCATACTGTTACATCATTTAAAACTCTTACATCTACTTCTTCGCCTTTGCTGTCAATATGTGTACCTTTTTCAGAATCCATTACCTGAAAACCATAACTAAATTGCTGCATATCTTGCATTGCTTTTACTGTTTCGTATGCTTCTTTACCTGCATCTGTGTTAAGAAAATAACCTTTAAATACAGCTTTTTGATTATCTGATTCAATAACTCCTCTGCCGATTACTTTACTCCAATCATGATTCCAAACTAAAGGAATCTTATTGCCTGTATATCCTGATCGTAAAGCACCTGCTTTTGTAACATCATTATCTGAATCTATAACATCAAATAATGAAAAAACTGCTTCTAAATATCTAACATCTCCATCTTCTTTTAATTCAATAGGAGCATTTTTATAAACCAACTCTTGTGGTCTTTTTACTTCTTCACTCATCTATTACCTCTATATATGCTTCTGTACATCTACAATTTACCACTAAACTCGCCGGAGCTTTTGGATCTGCCGGAAAATCTAACTTGATTCCATTATACAGATAAAAGCTATCAGCAGGAACTCTTTGATTGTCTAAAATAAAATGTGCTTCTCTAACTCTATCATCTCTTTGTGAAACCCATTCTTTTTCAAGAGTTTTACCTGTTGCTTTAGCTGATCTTTGTTGAGACCAAGAACTAGCTTTAGCAACTTCAGTTCTTGCTATTGCTTTTGATCTATTTAAAGATTGCCCACCTAAAACTGTATTAATGTTTTTTGATAAATCTTTAAAAAACTTATCTCCCTCTGGTGTTCCTGCTACAGGATTCACTATTCCAAGTTTTTCAAACTGTATTAAAGAATCTGAAACAATCTTACTAACTCTTTTCTTTGTCGTATCATTTAATTCTTTCATAACTCTTTTTGCGTTTTCTTGTAAGAAACTTGCTGCCTGACCATCTTGAAATACTGATCCTACTGCAGGAGGTACCTCTCTTTGTCCTCTATAGAAACCATTATCAACTATCTTCTTTAGTGTTCTGCCTTGTGGCAATAACGCTGCTAAATCATCAAATATTGTTCTAATAGCTTCTTCTTCTGTAATTGAAACATCAAGATCAGCAGGAGTTGCTGCTTTAAATGCTTCATTCTTAGGAAAAAGATTATCAAATGTTCTAACAGCAAAATCATCAGCTAATGAATAAAACAAAGGCAATAATTCTTTTTCAAACTTTGTATCTTCTATGACAATATCAATGTTTGTTTCAATAGTATCTACAGTAGAGCTACCTGATGCTGCTTTAGCTAAAGCTCTTCTTTGTCTATTTAGCTCTTTTGCATATACTGTTTGAAAAACAGAATCCCATCTAGTTCTTAAATCATCTATTGCTTTCCAATATGCTGCTTTTTCATCTTCTGTTCTATATTGTTTAACTTTTGGTAATCCAATATGTTTAGTTGTAGGATCTTCCCATCCATATAATTCCATAGTTGGAGTTTCAACAAGTTCTGTTTCTATAGCTTTTTCTTCCTGTTCTTCTTGTTCTTCCTCTACTTCTTCATCTTCAACTTTTTCTTCTTCTTTATCTAACCATGATGTATGTACTCTTTCTCCATCAGCTGTATATACAAATGCTTCTACTCCTTTTTCTTCTGGTGTAGTGGATCCATACATAACTATCTCTTGACCATCAGCAGGTACTTCTACTTGACCCATTTGTCTAACAAAAGAATCTCCACTATCCATAGGAGCAAACTGTGTAGCTTGTCTAGCTTCATTAATTGTTAAGAAACCTGCGTTAAAACCTTGTACAACTCTTTGCATTGCTGCATCTTCATCTTGTGATAAAGCTCTTACATCTGATAAATCAAACTCAATATAGTAATTTTCATTAGTTTCAAAATCTGGAAGTAACTGATTTGTAAAGTCATTGGCTATAGATCTCCACATTGGTATCAGTTTTTGCTCTGTAAAGAATTCTCTTAGTTCTCTTACGTTACTGTAAGTTGCTGATTCTAATCCTGCACCTAGTCCGGCTAATATTGCAGGAACTCCTAATACAGCAGATATTCTTTCTTCATTAACGTTTCTTAATTGACCAATCTCTAAATCTTTAGGAGAAAAGGAAAGAGTTTTAATATCAACTTCTCCACCAGATATAACTAATGGTCTCCCTCTATTCTCCCCACCAAATCTTCTTCCAAATGTATCTGCTATTGATTCTGCCTCTTCTCCGGTCATTGATAATTCATTCTTTGGGCTAATCACAACAGATGGTACACCTGTATTTTTAACTAAAGCAGCTGCCATTTGTGAAGCTGCTGCATCTCCAAGTATCTCTACCATTACTGCACGTAATGGAGATAATCCTCTTCTATGATTTCTAGGATCTATTCTTTCTCTTAAATGGATCATATCTTCACGTTCAATATGCAAATATTGTCCTTTTTGCTTGTAAATGTAATGAGTAATTAATTCTTCTTTACTTCCTTTAACTTCTACCATTTCAGGAACTAATGGGCAAAGTTCTAATACTTCTCCACTATCTGATCGTAATTTAAGAATAAAAGCATCTCCTGAAACAGATACAGCTGATGTAATGTATTGAGATAACAATGAACTAGAAAGATATGGGCTAGGATTTGCGTATAGCTTTGTAGTTGGATGATCTATTATCTTTTCTTTACCCTCAGGAGTGTTTAAATAAACACATAAAGGAGGCTCAGAGAATGCTGTACCTAAAACATTTAAACAAGCTAAAGCTGCTGAGTTACCCTCTGGAGACATTTCATTAGCACCAGAAAAAAAACCTGTATCTGTATTAAATGGATAAACAATTTGCGATGTAGGAAAAGATCCAATGTTTTTCTTTTCAACAGTTTCTTGCGGTCTAAATATACCTCTTATATTATCTGCTATACCCAATTAGGTTACACTCCATTTTGTCTTTCTAACTATACCAAATCTAGCTGCATAGGCTAAAGCATCCACCTGATCATCATGAGATCCAGAGGATGGAAAGCTAGTTAATTCTCTTTCAAAGTCTAATAACCATTTAGCATTTTTCAAAAAGTATATCGTACCATTTTCAATACCTGCTGCTGCCGGTACTGCTCTAGCTGTTTTGCTTTTATCTGCCTTTAAGTTCCTTATTGGCAATCCCTGCCTCCTAGCCATTTGAATTATACCTAGACCAAAACTTGAATCCTCAACACCTAGCCAAGCCATATTCCAATTAGAAATCATTGATTCAATCTTAGGTAGTAATTCAGGAGCTTCTAATCTAGCTCTAAAGACATCTAAAACTAATAACTTGCCATCATTAGTAGATCCAACTGTCATTATTACTGAATAATCAGCAGTTTCTTTAATACTTAATGCTGTATCCATTGTGCCAAAGATTGATAATTCAGATTCTTTATATACATTATCTTCAATAACATATTCAGGATCTTCTCCATCTATAACTTCAAAATACTTAAACCATTCTCTTTTGAACATATGGCCTACTTCTGTAAATTCAGCTAAGAATTCCTGAGCATAAACTAATGATCCGAGTTCTTCTTTTGCTTGATCTAACTCTTCTTTGTTTACTCTAGGAGAATTTTCAGTAGGATAATGGAAAGTTATCCAATCTTTTCTTCTTTTAGCGTTTTCAAACAGTTCATAAAACCAATTTAATCCATTAGGTGTACTTATAAACAGACCTTTACCTAAACTATCAGACAATATTGGTCTAACTGTATCCCACGTTTCTTTTTCCATATAAGCAACCTCATCAAAGATTATTAGTGAAATACCACCTGCACCTCTTAAAGATTCAGGTTTATTTGCTGATTTTATCTGTATGGATCCACCATTCTTTAAAACAATTCTTTTTTCAACCTCTCTTGTTTCTGCATATTCATCTGGTAATTGTCTAATTAAAGATTTTAAATTAAGCCAAGATTCTAATGCTTGTGGATATACAGGAAAGATAACCCATACTTTTTGACCTTTTAACGCTTGATCTACAGCTGCAACAAGTGATAATGTTGTTTTACCCCATCTTCTTCCGCATACAGCAATAACAAACCTTTTTTCATTAAGAGATTTTATTACTTCTATTTGTCCAGAATGTAGATCAGGAGGAGTTGCCTCAATAATCTCCATCTTGTTCCCAATCCCACTTAAATTTGATTTGTGGATATTCAATATTAGTAACTTGTACTTGTGGAGATCCAATTCCATAGATCTGAGCTAACATCTTATAACAAACATCTAATATTCCTTTTAATTCAGTAGGATTCATAGAAGCAAGATCTCTTTCGTTTATTTCGCTAATTATCTTAAATATTATTGGTTTTATATCATCAGCTAAATCTCTAGCTGTTTCTCCAACCTGAGCTAAAACAGTTGAAACTATTTGATCATTTAACATCTTATTTATTGCATATATACGATCAACCCATTGATTTTTAACAGAAATCTGTTGAATTCGTCTATCTGTAATACCGAAGTATTGCGAAACCTTTTGTAACGATCTTTTAGCTCCTAGATCCAAATAATAATTAAATCTTTTAAAATCAACATTGCTTTCTCCTACTTGTTGTTGATTTGGTAAAGCTAAAGACATATCATCTAAATAATCCATAATTATTAACTTTAACTGTTTTTTAGTTAAATTTACAGTTTTGTATAAGATTTACAATGTAATTTACAACCGCAGCATATATATTGACAACTACAATATCCTTTTAGTTCATCATCAAGATCATCTAGCAAAGGTGTATCAAACCACATTATTTTCTAAAGCCAATCGTTAATAACCATATAGCCAAAGTTATTACTGTTGCAATAGCTGTAATAGATTGAGCAGATCCAGAAAGCGTTAAAGTTGCAATAATTAAACCTACTAATGTCCAACTAAGGTTTAAAGTTTCCTTAATTGCTTCTATTAACCAATTCCAAAGTTTTTTTATCATCCTAATTTCCTAGTAAATACCATAGAAGCTAGAGATGCAATTCTTGTAAGTATTACAGGAACTACAACCTCCTGAGCTTTTTCTTTCTGAGTTTCGCTTAAATCCGATCCTATTTCAGAAAAACTAAAATCTTCTAACTGTATATCATCAATAATACTACCTATAGGATCCGCAACAAAATTTTCATAATTTATCTCAACAATTACATCCGCAATGTTATATTCCATTAAAGAATCATCTGCGTTCTCTACAGCTCTTTCAACAAACTCTGATACTGCTTGTTGTACATCTTCATCTTCTTTCGCAGCTTCTGCTATTTTTTGTACATCCTCAGCTTCTTCAAGGCCTAAAACTTCTTGTACAACTTCTATCTGTTCTTCTGTTAAGACTTCTTCTTCTTGTTGGATGATTTCAATAGACTCTTCAACCACTTCTGCCACGATTGCAACTGTTTCTTCATTAACTTCATCCAAGTTTGATATGCCAACATCATTGATTTCTTCAACGATTGCAATGACTTCATCTGTATCCAATTCTTCCACATATTCTTCTATTGCCTCCTCTAATTCTTCTTCATATTCTAGTATTTCTTCTTCAGAAAGCTCATCTTTATCAACTTCATCAATTTCAATAGGAAGATCTATTATTTCTTCTATAACCTCTTCTAATTCTGCAACTTCTTCTTTAACCATCTCCTCAGAAATAATTTCTTCATTATCCTCTGTATTGAATATCTCAAATACTTCAAATACAGTTTCTTCAACAAGTTCTTCATCTTCCACCATATCAACGATATCTTCAACAAATTCTTCTTCATTTTCAAATATAAGATCATCTTGCACCTTTTCTAAATCTTCTATTATTTCATCTTCTGTAGGAGGAAATAAATCATTAGCTATAAATATATCTATTAAGTTTATATCTTCTTCAATAATAATTTCTTCTTCAAAATCATTAAATTCTTCTTCTAAGTCGTCAATATATTCTTCTATATCAATAATTACTTCAACAAACTCTTCAAATTCCTCTTCTGTTAGATCTTCAACAAAAACAAATTCTTCTTCTAATATTTCAAGCTCTTTTGCTTCTAACTCCATTTGATATTCTATTTCTTCAATTTCTTCTTCTGTAAGCTCAATAATTTCAAAATCTTCTTCTATATATTCTTCCTCTATTTCAATTAATTCAATGTCATTATGATCTCTTTCTAACTGAGCATCTGTTACTGCTATTCCATATAATTCTTCATTTCTAGCTCTTTCTTGATCTCTTTCAATAGTTCCATCATTTTGCTCTTTTTCTGTATAAGTAACTTCTTCATCTCCAACAACTATTGTTACATTTGTACGTGCTTCTCTTTCTGCTCTTTCTTCATTCGTTTCGTTATATCCGGTTTCTGCCATATTATCTTCAACTTCAATAGCTTCTTGTATTTCCATTTCAATAATTTCTTGTTGAATAATTGCTTCTTCTTCTTCTCTAATACCTCTTTCATCATCTGTTTCCGATATACCATAAGATGCAAAATTTGCTTGTCTTTGTACATCTAATGGATTAAGAGTTGTAGTTGTTGTTGTGGTACCATCATATTTTATTTCTATATTATCTACTAAAGACCAATCGTTAATAGTAATAACAAAGCTATTAATAAATTTATTAGCAGTATCTTGTACAGAATAAACTACATCTTCATACATTTGTGCAATGTTCATACCTGTTTGTGCATCAATAGTGTTTGTTTGTGAAGTATCGTCATTGTGATTATAAGTTACTTCGCCCTCATTATTCATAGCTCCAATAGTGAAACCTACCTCATAAACATCATGATCTGTAGGTAAAGTAAATTCATAATCATTGCTAGTACCGCCATGTTTTTGATATTCAAGTTCTAAATGATTTCCATCCATGCCGCCATAATATTCCCAAGTATCATCAATTTTTACTAAGGAATTATCAGTTGGAGGTATAACAATATCAGTAACTTGTTCCCCATCTTCAAATGTTTCTGTTTCTACAACTTCTTCAGCTATAACAGGATATGGAAATGCTAGAAAACATATTATAAATATTCTTAAAAACTTATTAGCCACCGCAGTTACAATTTTTACAACAATTCATTAGCCGCCTATCTTCCATATAATTTCTGTAATTTCTCCTGATATACCACTTACTATTGTTATTACTTCAGCTAATCTTTCATTTGCATTTGTAACTTCTGCTTTTAATACTGCAACTTCATTTGTTAATGTTTGTACAGTTCTAAATAACCATGCAACTAAAGCTGCTAATCCACCTTGTAGTATTTGGCTAGGATTTATCTTCATATTTCCATTCATATTATTAATTTACTTTAAAAACTAGATATTTTGAAATTTTTGCTTTAGTTTTATCTTCAAAATCCTCAATAAAATAAGACTCTGTACCATGTTTAGATTTTATCTTAAATAAGATTTTTCCATATTTCCAAAGTATGTTTTGTGTTGGCGGATCAATAAAATCACTACCGGCAACAATATATCGTACTTTTTCATTTTTTTTAAAACTAGGTATCCTCATCTCTTTCAATATAGTGCATTTTTTTTGCAATCTTTCTATATTGTGTTTCGCTAATAGCTTCTCCGAGTAAATCATCTTCTTCTTTTTTCTTTTGTTCATTTAAAGAAAATAAAATGTTAATTAAATCATCATAACTAATATCAAAAAATATTTGTCTTTTGCCATCTACGCTGCCAATAAGATCAAATAAATCTCTTCTTGTATATACAATTTCCCATTTTGAATCAATATCAGCAAGATAAAAATCAAATTTAACACCGCCACAATGAGAATCGGCAAAAATTGGATGCTTTAAAAGCGGATCAATAGGTTTTATGTTTAATATTCTGTAATAAAGCCCAATAGTTTTAAGATGTTCTAGTAATATTTCAAACCCTCTATTTATGTCATCAGAATAAACTGTCATGATTGTACTCCACATTCAATCTATACATATAAGGCTTGTGATCGTGTATTGTGCATTTTTCGCCATCTATATTGTGATTATCAGCTCTTAAATCAGAAATTCTTTGAGCATAATCTTTAATAAACAATTCCCTCATAATTGTCATACTACAAACCCATCCATTTTCATTTTTTCTTAACAGATCTAATATTCTTTGTTTATCAGATTTAGTTTTTGTTTTCATATTTCCCCCAACAATGTTTACTACTGTTCCAATGATGCCAACCATCAACTCTTGACAACCATTCAGCTGCTTTAATGTTAGTCAATGGATCATACATATTCAGCTGCCTTTTATAAATATCTTTTTCAAGCCATGCTTCGGTGTTTGTATTAAATTGAAATAATCCCTGATCGTAGCTGCCATCATTGTTGTACCCTGTAACTAAAGATTTACCTTTAGACTCGCACCAAATAATAGTAAGTGCTAGAGCTTCATCCTTTTTAAAGTGGGCTGCAATGAAAGGAATCCACTCTTGCACTTCTTCTATTATTTCACATTGATCAGGAACTCTGTATAGATCTTGCTGAGTATCAATTTCAAAATCTATCATTCCTAATAAACTGCAACCTAGTAGAAGATCTAACATTCAAAATACTTTTCTGGAAATCTTTTTTTTAAATCGTATCTTTCAACTTTATTTATATCACTATCGTTTACAGATCCAATTCTTTTTCTTTTATGTAGCATTAAATTATCAGCTGCATCCCAATTCATATTTCCATTAGCTATAGATAAAGCATGGTTAATTCCTTTTTTACCTGTATAAGTTAATAATGTACTACCCCAAAAATTACTATGGTATGTAAAAGTAAATTTCCAATTATATTTATTATCAATCATATAGCCCAATCTTTTACATATTTTTTATGTATTCTAGGAACACCGCTTTTATTTAACTTAGATCGCATCATTCCCTCTACACAATTACAATCTTCTTTCCATATATCCATATATTCATATTTTTGTAATCTGTAAACCTGCTCTCTAACTCTATTTATAGATCCATCTTTTGAACATATTTCTCCCTCTAATTCTAAAACAGATCTAACTTTTGTTAATTCAGATATTTTATCAAACATTTTCAACCTCCATTTTTTTATATATTATCTACTTTACTCTACTCTTCTCTACTCTTCTCTGTAACATCACTTTTCTGTAACAGTAACGTAACATATAACGTTACCCATCAGGATCTAATCCAATAGATTTCATAGTTTCTTTATATTTCTTTTTAGATTTTTCTTCTGCTTTTCTATCTCTATATGCTTTTTGTCTAGCAGCGTTCATTTTTCTGTAACTATCTAATTGAGCATATTTATCTTCCCAATCATGTACGTAGTACCCAGATTTCTTTTTATCAACAAAACCTGCATCAACCATAACTTCTAGTAAATGTAAACCATCCCAAACTAGATCAGCTGTTAGTTCTGGATGCGGTATATGCCCTGCTTTTTTTCCATATTCAAAGGAATATGCCCACAATCTAACTAAAGCTCCAAGTGCTTCCATTTGAGATAATCCATTTTGTTTTGCAAATAAAATTAGTTTTGGATTTCTAATAAAAGAAACATCTACCTGTACCCAAGACATCACTCTCCCTTATCGTTGTTTGTTTGATTAAATGTTACAATGTCTTGTATTTTATTCTTTACATTCTGCATATTATTTATGTTAATTTCATCTTCTTTAATGCCCATTTTTGATATTGCTTCTATATAAAAAGCCTTAGCATTAGTTTCATTATGATTAGTTGCTGCCATAGCAAAATCCTTAACATTATTTATAATATGCGATTGTGATTTAGATAGATCCTTAACTATATCTTCATCTTCTAAACGCTCTACTTTTGTATCTATTGTGCTTTTAGAAGCCTTTTTAGGCATAGTTTGCTTTCTAGGTGCAATTCCCTCCATTTCTTCAAATAAAGGCTTTTCTGAGAAAAGAACACGTAAGCATCTTCCTCGTGCTACAGACTCTGCTTTCTCTAGTTTTTTATCTAATTTGATCTTTTCCGCACCATGACCTGTGCAAATTGGATCAGAATCTCCATTAAAGAAAGTTGCTTTAAACACAACTAAATCATCTATTTGATTAACAAGTTCTGTAACAAGTCTCCCTTTTGGATATTCTTCATTCATTCTTTTAATAAGATCATCTACTTTTACATAATCTTCTAAAAAATTAGCTGCCACTTTGTACCTCCTCTAGTTCTTTGTTGTAATATAACTCACTAGCAAACTTTTTTAATACTTTAACAGTTTCTGCTTTAGTTATTTGTCCTTTAGATAAAACACTAATTAACGCTAATAATTTACGTATTAGATCTTCTCTAAAACCCATGATCAACCTCCTTTTTAAATAAATTTTCTGCTGTTAATGTTTCTCCTCTATTGAGTCTTTTTTCCCAATTTAAGAGATTCTTTTTGTACCATCTCTTTTCATATAGGTAAAAAGCACCCATAACTATTGATAAAGCTATAGTTATTAATGCAAATAATGCCCATACAAAGATAAATGATTGTATCCATATTTCCATAATCAACCTCCTAATTAAGACTTTACTATAAATTTAAAAATTTGTCTTTAGTTTTAAAAAAATTTGTCAAACTCATGATTTATAATAGATCAATAAAATAAGCACTTTTTGGAACTCCCCCTTTGGTACGTGAGTAATCAACCTCCATAAGTGCAAAAAAAAAGAGGAACTTAAAAAAGTTCCTCTTTTTGTTTCATTATATGAATAAGAAACCTATAAAGTTCTATTGCTAGAATCCTTTAAGTTCCTGTTCTAACTCTAGCAGCTTTTCACTATTTTTCTTAGCTAAATAGCTAATTAAATCAAATAATTCATAATAAACAATAGTTAGAAGATTCCTAACATCAATTCTGAATTGTAACCAAGTTTTGGTCAAGCACCCTCGTATGTTGCTTTTGGTTTATATTGTTCTAGTGCGTGTTGGAGTACTGTCAAAGCTGATGTAGCAAAGCTAACTAATATAACTTGTCCTATATCTGCATCAATAATTCCCATGTTAGCTGAAAGATAGACTCCGATTGCTGATTGCATTCCTGTTCTAAGAGCTTTAGCTATCATAAATTTCCAATACGCTACCCATTTTTTATTTTTCATTTATTTCTCCTTAAAAAATTAATTTCCTTTTAATAATAATACTTCAAGAGATCGCATTTTTGATTTTAATCCATCAATCTCTTTTAATAATTCATCTAATCTTTGTTCTAAAGATCCTGTATTTATAGGATAATTTGTAGATTTATTACTTAATTTTTCCTTTTTATCATTTATGTTTGAATATTTAATAGTAACTTTTTCGCCATTAAGTAAAGCATCCCTTACTTTTGGATACATTTTCTTATAGGCATCTCCTGATCCTCCAATAAATCCATCTTTACCTTTATCTAAATCTTGTTGTGTTTCCCCAACAAGTAAGCAACCTGCTGTATGTTCATCAGTATTGCCTGTATGAATAAGAATATATTTAAAATTTGGTACATCTTGAAGCTCTAACATACCTTTATGCCAAGTAGTTCCATAACGTTTTTGATATTTCGCATCATAGCCGCCAATTGTGCGAAATTTAATCTCATACTCTCCCTCTGGAATTGCGGTCTCTGACATTATTTTCTGACCATCCCTAATTTGATCTTCCAAAGAAAAGCACTCAAAAACTCCATCAATCAATAAAATCCCATTTGTAGCATCAGAGCCAAATTGAATTCTAATAACATCTAATTTCATATTTACCTTATAACCCTAATATTACCCCATTTATCTTTTCCACCCAAAACCAATGTTAAAATACCTGATGCTGAATTTCCTCCATAAACATTGTCAAACCATTGGGATCCAGAGTCTAAACTAGGTGCTGTTGCAATAAGTCTATCTCCACCTGCATCAAAAACAGAAAACGTATGATAATGCCCCATTAAAAGAACATCTGTATCTGCTGCCATTGATCTAGCTAGAGCTTGATTAGCTAACCAAGTTTTAGACTTTGCTTGATGATTAGATCCGCCAACACGCATCTGATGGCCATGAACTAGCGATAAAACCACGTTTGAAATTTCAAAAGTTAAAGTTAATTCATTTTCTGGCATAATAAAATCTATTTTATTTTTAAAAGCAGGAGATTCTTTAAAGATTTCAGCTAATTCTTCTCCAAGCATTACATCCCTGTTATCTCCAAAAGTTGTGTAGGCTTTACCATTCTTTCTATTTTCTCCATGATTTCCTCCACAAAACGCAACTAAACCTTTATCAAACATAGGTACGATCTCTTTAATCATTGTATAGATCATTCTTCTAGCTACTTTTTGCTGCTGCCGATCATCTAATTCGGTAGTAAATTCTTGCATTGGATAGAATCCTGTACAACCCTCAACTATATCGCCTAATCCTGCAAACAAAACTTGATTAATAGGCTCAGTTTTTCTTAATGCTTTAATCTGTTCTTTAATTACAGGTATTGCTGCCATCCATTTTTCAATAGTTTGTTCTGTACCCTCTTTTCCGATCTGAAGATCAGAAATACAAATTACATAAGTTTTGCCTTTTTTTAACTTCTGTTTTTTATAAGGTTTTATCTTTTTAGTACTATTTAATAGCTTTTTAAAATCATCATCAGGCATTTGATTCTTAGAAGATACTATTTTTGCTTTAAAATAATATAATCTTTCTACGTTACCCTGCCCAATATTCATATCCCAGAATCTTATTTCCGCAGTTCCCTCAACAACTGAGTAATTATCAGCATCTTTGCCGAAATATGATTCAAGTTGATCTTTCCAATTAATTTGATTGGATTTTTGTGGAGATGAGACTATTTCTCCGGATTTTGTTTTTTCTGAGTAATAAACTGATGGCTCAAAGCCTTTTGGATGTTGTCTTGCCTTTTTATGGTATGGATTGCGATCTTGTACTGTTTTTGCAAATTCTTCTAAATTATTTGATTCTACCATCTCTATAATCCTTAAAATATCGTCTTACTGTATTGTAATTAAGATGTGAAAATTGTTTGTAGTTATCAACTAAATATTGTGCTGCTACAGTATCTGAAATATAAGCATCTTTTGCTGCTTCAGCTACACCAATAAATAAGGATTTTGCTTCTGGATCTTTTAGGATCCATCTTTTTGAAGCATATTGCCCTGTTTTATATCCCTGTTTTTCAGAGTATTGTTCTAGTGATTCCAAATCAACCTCCTACATAAGTAGGATAGTCAAATTTTATGACAAATTATGATGGTTTTGGATTATCGTCTTTAACTTTTTTAACAGCTTTATACCAATTACCGGTTTTATCGCCTTTTGAATCGGTCATATCGTGATATAACATATCAAGTTGATCCCCAATAGCAGCATAAGCCTCTTGCCTAGCTCTAATATAACCATTATTTTGCTCGTCTAATTTAAACTGCGCTCTATCTTCAATAGCTTGATCGTATTCTGTATCTGTATATTGACGCCTTACGTTATTATTTTGTGCATATAAAGGCTTTTCACTTTCTATTTCAGAAGTAGCTTCAGTTCTAAATTGTTCAATTGTTTTAATAGCCATAATATTTCTCCTTTCCTTATCTTAGCATTTATTTTCTTAGTCCGTAAAGTTTAAATTCTCCACTAGCTATGTTTCCACTACTTGCGTAGAAAGATACGCCATTTGTAGCTTGTGCAACTGTCAATACCCCACCACCAACATAAGACCTTGTATGCCCGTCTTCACTTTTCCCTGCTGTTTCGCAAGTAATAAAACTATATTCACTTGCATTATTAAAATTAAATAAATACAAAACACCATTAGCTTGCTCTTGCCCTGCTGTTCCCATATAATCTAAATAAAAAGTATCAGCATTTGTACTTGTACCTGTGCCAAAACTTGTGTTTGCTTTTAAAATTTTTACTGCTCTATCGTAGTTGGAAGAACTATCAACAGAGTTATCAGTTGTTTTTGTAAATCTTACATCTAAATGTGAAGCGTCTGTATCAGGTAATACATTATTAAAAGTAACCATATAAACATCATAAGAATTATCCCAATCAGTAGTTCCTAAAGTTACAGTTGCACTTGTACTAGCTGTTACACTATCTAATAAAATTAAACTACCTGCCATTATCCTTTAACCCCATATACTGAAAATTTAGCACCCTCATCTAAAGTGCCACCACTTGGTAAAAAATTTATTCCTGTTATTACTTCTGCTGATTTATGAACTGTTATACCTTTACTACCTGTCAAAGCACCATCTACTTGACTACCCTGTACTGTTGTAAATGTATAAGAACTAGAACTATCTGGATTATAAACATACAGAATAAAACCACCTACATCTTTATAATTAACACCACCCATAAAGGATAGTTCCATAAATGTTTGCCCTGTATTTCTTCTTTCCCCAAAACTTGTATCTGCCATCATATCCATATGTGCATAATCATATTCACTTGCTGATATAACACTTCCACCACTATCTAAAAATCTTGCTTGTAAATAAGCCACATTACTAGAACTAGACATATGTGTTATTGATATTGCATAAACATCATAACCTCTGTTAAAACAATCAGTTAAGGTAACAGAACTTGCACTTGCAATATTATCAAAAGATTTTATAAATTGTAAATTAGTAGCCATTATGAATACCTTATTCCGTAAAGGGAAAATGAGCCTGTAAATGTACCAACATCATAAGCCATAATTTGAAATTTATTTACACTACTTGCTTGAGGTAAAACATTTGAGCCAAATGATGCTTGAACTTCACTACTATTACTCCAACCAGTAAAGTGTTGTGTTACAAAACTATATTTTGCACTGTCTAAAAAATTATAAAAATATAAATATCCATTAATGTTACTTTGCGTATCACTTGTTGAAGTATTATTACCAAATCTAAAAGCATTTTTTGTAGTGCCTCTATCTTCTGCAAAAAAACTTGGTGTACAATCTTGTCCAGCAAGTTGATAAACAGTACTACTTTCTAAAACTCCACTTTCATAAAGTCTTATTGCTATACCTTTGCCATTAGTAGTGTTATAGCCATCATTAATGGTTAAAAAGTGAACATTGTAATTTCCTAAATCATCAAAATCTACAGTTGAAACTGCACTTGTTATTGTTTTAGTTTCAATTAATTCTAATTGTCCATAGTTAGTGTATTTATCTGCTCTTGTTAGATCATAAATATCATTTGGCGAGAAAATACCTGTATTATTCCCAAAACTTTGAGCAGGGCTTTCAGGTATATATCCATATTCACTCATAATTACACCACCTTATATAAGGTAAAAGTACCACTTGCTATATTGCCTGTAGTATAATATAGATAAACACCATCAACTGCACTTGCTACTGTAAATACTATTCCACCTTGACTTCCATAATTATCATTTCCACTATCTACATTAGAACTTTCTGTTGTCATAAAAGTATATTCTGAAGAATTATTAGCATTATAAATAGGAAAAATTCCATTAGTTGTTTCAGAAGTTCCTGTTCCATTTGTGTGGTTTGTTATATTAACACCTGCTGAATTTGTACCTGATAAATCTAAAAAAGCACCTCCTGTTTGCATATACATTTGTGCATAATCATAATTTGATGTGCTATTTGCTGTTCCACTTTCAGTAAATTTAAGTCTTAAATAATAATTATCTGAAGCAGGTGCTACATTATTTAAAACTAATTGATACACATCATCTGAATTAATCCCAACTAAGGTAACACTAGCTGTTGCACTTGTTACTGTATTTGTTGCTACTTGAACTAAACCCATTAATCTACTCTCAATCCATAAACCGAAATTACTAAAGTATCAATAGTTCCACTATTAGGTGTAAATTGAAATCCTGTTATAGAACTTTGTTGTTTAAGTACTGCAATCCCTTTACCTAAAATTGTTACAGTACCATCTGAAGCACCTGCTTGTTGCCCTAATTGAAATGTATAACTACTAGATGAATAAGGATTAAAGAAATAATAAACTGCACCACCATTACTTGCTGTAACTGCGTCCCCTCTAATAATTTTATCCCATTTATCTTGATTAGTTGCCTTTGCCTCAGCAAAAGGGTTATAGCTTAATAGTTCTAAAAGTGCATAATCATAATTACTTGCAGTAATAACACTTCCACTTGAATTTATTAATCTCATAAAAACATTATTATCTGCTGAATAATCTTGTTGTTCTAATACAACTTTATAAATATCAAAGTCTGTTGAAAAAACATCAGTTACAGAAAAAGAACTTACACCACTTGTTGCACTTTGTTTGCTAATTAATCTTAGGTTACTCATATTTGTTTTACTCCAAAAATTTTTGCAGTTCCCTGTGTAAAATTTGCACCTGTGCTATTAAATATTCTTAAAGCATTTATTGTTTCAGCAACTGCATATACACCACCACCAAAATAACCAAATATATTACTGCCATCTACACCAACTGGGCTTTGATTTGTTATAAAACTGTACTTTGAACTATTACCTAAATTGTATAAATATATATATACTTGATAAACATTTGTACTGTCTTTAGTAGCTAAATAAGACATTTCACTTGCACTTGTACTTCTTCTTTCAGTAAAAGTTGTACCAAATCTTTGCATAGCATATTGATAATTAGAACTTTCAAAACTACTACCACTATCATTTGAAAATCTTAAAGTTAAAATGTTTGTGCCAGATACAGTTTCAAAGTTATTTAATTGCAAAAAATGTACATCATATTTGCTTTCTTGAATAGAAGTAAAGTCAACTTGTGCAACAGCACTACTTACAGTTTGGCTTTCAATAAGTTCTAAGCTACCACCCCAACTACCATCTTTGGTTAATTGCAGTATTTTACTCGGATTATATAACCCAATATTCTTTTTAACATTATTTGGCTGTGTACCTAAGTAAGGCATAAATTACCCTCCTAAGTTTGTCTCAAAAATGTTACGTTATATTCGGCACTTGAAGCTGCTGAACATAGTCCTTGCAACTTATCGCCTGTTTCTAATGTTATCTTTGTTTGTATTTCAATAGTTGTACCAAAAGGTAATGATACATTATTTAACACGTGCCTTAATGTACCACCTGATTTTGTTACAGATAGATCTATAGTTACATCAGCACTACTTGAACTTACATTAGATACCAAGATTCCAATTACAGTTTCAGTTGTTGAGCTAGGAACAGCATCAACAATATCTCCTGCTGATGTACCTAGTACTCCCTGAACTGAATGTAATGTATCTGCCATAATTTATTCCTTTCCTAAGATAGAGCTAATACTAATCCTAAAGTTACGCCTCCTGCTAAGTTAGCGATATCTCCTGCTGTTGTTTTTTTAAGATTATTGCTGTCGTTAATATCTCCAAACAATATTTCATCTCCTGATGCTACTGTACCAGATGTTGCTGAGTTTGGTTTTACACTTAAACTAGGTGTACCGCTAGTCGCACCACCTGCTAAACCTGATGTAGATCCTGTAGTAATACCCTCAATATCTCCAGATTCTGCAGTTGTCCAAGCTGAGCCATTCCACGCTTTTAAGAGATTCGCTGTGGTATCGTAAAACAAAGTTCCCTCAACTTTATTTGTAAGAGCTGAGTTAGCTGCACTTTCAGAAGCGTAAATAAATACTATTGAATCTTGAATATCTTGAAATCTTGATTCTGTTACAAGATCTCCTGTACTCCAATCAAACCATGCACCGGCTGCCATAAATCTCCTTTTTTTTTCTAAGTATAACTTATATTAGTATCAATTCCTAGTTTAGAAACTCCTAAGATCCAAGCTCCGGTTTCTGCCGGAGAAAGACCAATAAACCAATTCCAACTGTTATCAACAGCATTTACAGTATGTTTTATTCTTTCTATAAACAATTCAAATGTTTCAGTAGTTCCTGCTGCTGTTGTTACTTTAGCTTCAACATAGGATCCTATGTCTAATCCTAATGCTTTAGGCCATAAAGATACGTTTTGTTTAGGTGCAAATGACAATGAATCTACTCTTGTTTGTGGTATATCGTTTGAGACAACTATTTGATTAGCTATTGAAGATACATCAGAATCCTGTATATTTAATGTTCCTGATTGTGTTAAAACATTAGTACCAAAACTTTGAATTGAACTATCACTAACTGCTGTTTGAGTAGATCCTCCTGTTCTAGTTCTTTGTACAGTATTAACAATTTTATCATCATCATAACTTGTAACAATATCAATATAAGGTAAATCTGATCCGCCTTGACCAAACGTTGCAGCAGGCGTTGTAGTAGATGTTAATCTGTAATTTCTATCTCTAAAAGTAGCTTTACCATCTGCTGCTATAAAAAATGTACCATTTTCAGCTAATGAAACTGCTCTAAGTGCAGCAAGTATTGTATCTGTTGTTGCTTGTGTTTGTACTTGTAATTGTCCTGTAGATATAGTTTGTAAGCTGTAACCAAAAGAATCTAATATATTTTTAGCTCTTACTGATGATAATTCTTGTGCTTGTGTCAAAGTTAAGCTAGTTGTTTGTCCTAACGTTGATAAGCCTAATTGCCATCCATGAGCATCTAAAGTAGCATTTGCAAACAATTTAAACGCATCTACACATTTTAATTTAGTTTCTGAATCAGATCCTTGTGCAGGATAATTAACAGGAAAATTTTCAACAAAACCATAAAATATTGTGTAAGTTGTTGAACTGTACGCAGCTTTAATTCTAATTCTTTTTAATGGTTTAATTTTTGTTGATGCTGTACCAGAATCATAATAATAATCTGTTTGATTAGGAGAAAAACGATTATCTCTGTTATCTAATACAACTGTAGCTGTAGATGGATTAAATTCTGATAAGTTTGTTGCTCTACCTCTATTTATACTAAATCTACGCAAATAAGCTGTAACATCTGTAAATGATTGTGAATCATCTAGCGGATTTGAATCAAAAGCAATTTCTACAGTTAAAGTAACATTAGAATCAAAAGCAACACTCATTGCAAGGCATAACCTAATTTTGATAGTTTTTCTTGTGTTGTTTGTAAAAATTCTTCTGCTGTATCAGATAATTCAATTTTAACAATAGTATCGCCATTTCCATTACCAGATCCTGCTGAATTGTTTGTAACCAAAGATTCATCTCCAACTAATGGAGGAGGAACAGGAGGAGGGCTACCGCCACCTGTTGCAGGAGGAGGAGCAAAACCGCCACCTCCAGATCTTTCTATAGCTAAAAATTGACGTAATAAATCTATTTGCCTTTGTGTTGCATCTGCATTTCTTTTTTTAGCTTCTGTGTTTTTATTAAGAGCTTCATTTTCATAAACAAGCATATCTCTACTATCTTGAATAGCTTTAGATCTTCTTGCTATTGCTTTTTCTAAGTTTGTCTCTGCCAAATTAAGTACATCTCTAGCTAAAACTAAACGATCTGAATCATTAGCTAATTCAAACTCTGCTTCTGCTAGTTCTGCTTGTGCTAAAGCTAATTCTGCTTTAACATCTTTTCCATCACTTTCAGCTCTTGTTAATATTCCAATTTGTGTTGCTAATTCATTTTTTCTAATAGCTGCTTGTGCATCAGCTATATTTTCTGCTATTTGTAATTCTTGTAAATCTTTTGCTGCTTTATTTCTATTTTTTGTTGCAGCTGCTACATCATCATTAGCACTTGTTACAAGATTCATAATTTTAGTTCTATCCATCTCTAATTGCATATTTGTTAGTAATAATGCGTTCTGTTCTCCAAATATTGGATTTAAAAATCTGTCTATAGTATCTGCAACTTTTTTATATTGTACTTGTTGCTTTAATGATCCCTGCCTACTTCTTTCAATATGTTTGTTTAAAGTTTGTATATTACCTGTGTAATTTTCCCACATATCTGATTGTTCTTTAGCAATTTTATTAATTTCCCTTTGTTCATCTGCTAAATCACTAAAGTTTCTTATTAAGTGCATTACACCTTGATCAAGAGAACTTAATCTATCTAATGCTAAAACTAAATCAGCTACACCTGTAGCAAACAAACTGAAACCTCTAATAAGACTAGGCGTTACATTTTGAGCAATTTCTCTTATTACAGGCAACAATGCTGCTGCCGCAGGTATTAATTCTTTTCCAATTTCTTCTCTTAATTCTCTTAATTCTGCATTTAACATTAATGATGAAGCAGCAAATCCATCAGCTTCTCTTTGTGCGTTTCCTAACTGTACTCCTGCTTGATCATAAGCTATTTCAATAGTTGCTAATGCTTTATCTTGTAAAGTTAATTCGCTAACTGTTTTTGCTAAACCTAAATTAAATGCTTTTTGTTGCACCATTGCTTCGGTTATTTTTAAACCATACGTAGCTAACGATTCTCTTTCTCCTGCGATACCTGATCTAAAAGCTGCAATAACAGGTAATGCACCTTGTTGTAAGTTGTTAAATGATGCAATGTCTCCAGAAAGTTTAAAAACTCTTATTGATAAAGCTGCTGCTTCTTCTTCTGTAAATCCAATACCCTGAGCAACAGATCCAAATACAGATATTAATTGTTGT